ATATTCAACAGAATACCCAGTGTTACCTCCAGTACAACAACGAATCAGTGTATTTGAACCGGTTAGTTCTGATGAATACAGTGAAAGAAGTGAATTTGATAGACAGTCCGTACTATCCGTACAATCTATACCACAAACTGACAACATGTATGCTACTGGCGCAGTAAAACCATCCGATAATAGTTTGACTGGTACAATGACACCGAGTAGTATCACAAAAGTAGATGTGAAATCCAATGTCAAATCCAATGTCAAATTCAATATTTTCAAGAATGAATTTATTGCAATTCGAAGTAATAACATTCATGTTCTCAAGGAATCCAAAGAATGTAAGCGTCTTCTTGATTTGAAATACAATGATTTGTTATTTATGATTAATAATATTCAAACATCTGTTATTTTTACCTCTACCATTTCCGGGTTCTTACAAGCCACCAAACTTCAATTTGAAATCTCTGCTACAGCAGTTTCGGTAGTATCCATTACAATTGCTACTTATATCTCCTTAGTATTGTCAATTTCCAAATATTATGCATTAGATGAATTGAAAGAACGTATTCAACTACTTCGCGAAAAATATTCATTATTATTAAATGAAATAGATTACAATATGGATAAATTAGGTCCTTGGTCGATGAGAAGAATATGGAAATACGAAGACCCAGATAAGAAATATGAAGAATGGAGAATTGCGCGTGATGATGTCAATAATAGATATAATGAAATTGTAAATACGAAGAAAGAGTTAGTTACCGAGTATGAATGTATTATGGATACCAAGTCGCGTAATCATTACCACATTCAAAACAAGAAATTGAATCTAGAGAACAAACAAAAGATTTATCAATGGGAAAAGAAAGAAATTGACTTAGAAACAATCATTGCAAAGGATAAAAAAGAAGTCAAGGAAAAAGCACGCTTACAACAATTAGAAGTAAGACGCGATAGTGTAATGTTGGCAACAGAAGACCTCGATAATTGGACGTTTGATGCAGACGAATGGAGTAGTGTATAAAGTTTGTCTTTGTATGTTTATTTACAAGATATGATTGTTTTTAAAACTCATTATTCCATTAGAGGTTCAATATACCTACGCTCACGTCTATTTGCTCTCAATTTCATACGTATAAACGTACAAGTGACAAAAAATACAAATGAACCAAGTAAAAAAATAGTCATAATAATTCTTGATTTACGTATTTCTGATAAATCGTGCCCTAATAATGGTGTAGGTGACATTGTTGGAACAATAGTCATTATTATATATTATGCTGTGATATTATGTTGTTAGTTTGTTGTTAGTTTGTTGTTAGTTTGTTGTTAGTTTGTTGATGTAAATAAACGATTCATATTAATAGCTTCTAGATTATAATCCTGCTTTTCAAATAACTTTCGTATCATGTCATCATCACGAAATCGTACGGTATAACTTTGTTGTATATTACCTCTCCCAATACGACCCAATGATTGGATTGTTTTTTGTTGTGTCATATTGCAAATGTCTTTTCCAATGACTCCGTGACAGAATTGATAATTGGTTCCATAAATATAGTCACTGGAAGCAATGATTATGTATAAATGTTGGTTCTGTGCGAGTTTCTTCATTAATTCAATGTAATCTGCATTGCCATTCTCCATCAATACCCCTATACCCAATAATAATAGTACTTTCAAATTGTTTTCAATATTCAATAATAATATCTGACGGACGTATTCTTCACCAATATGAGGACTGAACGCATTCTCTACAAGATCTTCGCCTATCCAAGCGTTTTGATGAGGACGACTATTTGGAATATATTTGTAGTCTAATGAAATCAATAATACCTGTTTTCGTAATTTATCGATCTCTTTGGCAAATTTTCTACATTCATTATTCATTTTCCTTTTCTCGTCTGATTTTTCATCATCTCCATTATCATTCTTTTCCATTTCATTCTCTATTTGTTTCTCAAGAGTATCAATTCGTTTTGTTAGGTCATTGTTTTTGGTAATTTTTGCCATGAGTTTCTGAAATTCCGGTGGAGGTATTTTGGCTTGTTGTAGATAGAAATTGCCAATTTTATTCACATCTTCGCATAAGTAGATAGTCGGACCATCTGTCAATGTATGTGCGTCTTGTGTTGTAAATAATATCCCACTTTGTGATACTTTGGGTTTTTTGACAGAATTGTCTTGAAATACACTATACGTACGTTTCAATTCAACTCCTTGTCCTATTTGTTCCATTTGTTCTGTATTTTGTGAAGCGTCTTGTAAGGATGTCGTGCGGGATATTCCACTACCAAATTTAGGAACATTATTTTGCTTACAAATGTTATAGATATTTTTCCATTGCTCTTCAGGAATACATCTCAATATATCAATATAATATTGTTTGATAGTATTCATTGTTATATTTCCAATATTGCTGTTGAAATACGTCTCGACGGACATATCATCCTCTAATATATTCCTTGTATGTACGATATGTATAAATTGGACGACCCGTTCTAAATCAAAATATCTCAATAGTGTTTTATTATCTTCACAATATTCTACACATCGTTGCATTTCGTCATACGATTCGTATAGGTTATGTATTAATACACAATGGTTGGATTTATCCAATATTGGAATTGATTTTTGATAATCATAACTGTGTATATTATAAGTCATAGCGTTTTCAAATTTACCACGAAAGTCATTTACAACATTACTAATCTCATCATTATGTGGTAAGGTGGCACAAGATAATACGACATTTGGAATAACATTTTCCTTCCAATTCTTATGAATGACTTGATGTAGTTCGTGATTTTCCACATCCATACTTATGGTCGGTTCATCCCAAAAGGTGATGATGCTGCTTTTATCATTGAATGCCATCATGTAATTCATACTCACTAAATATGACATCACGTCACAAATAATAATATCTACCTTATCTCCCACTGTGTTATCCGCACGGAATATACCACCTGTTTTGTAATTTCTCTCATATTCCTTTACAGCATTGTAATGAAGACGCACATCTGATGCTGTTTGACATCCAAAAGCAAATGCTACTTTTTTACCTGCATTTATCGCAGATTTGGCAAGAGATAGACCAATATGACGTGCTACACATACGAATATTATCTTATATTCATTTGATAGACCAATTGGAGTTAGTGTTTTCCCGGTACCAGTAGGGGCGCAATATAATACGAGCTTTGATTGTTCTCGCTGGCTTTTAAATAGTGAATAAATATCGCGTTGGTGACTAAATAGACGTTGGTCTCTATATTTCATAATATACTCATTCTTTTCAATGTATGTACTGGCATTTTGTAAAATATGAGAAGTTGAAATATCAGCAGAATATATTTCGATAACATTATGAGAGAATTCTAAAACATATTTGTTTATTTTTGTAATGGATGATTTTAAAACATGAATCAATGAATATAAATACGACACGTAAGATGATTTTTTTTTATTTTTTAGTTTTATAATGTGATAGCATAAGTCAATTAAAAGATATTCAAATATTCGTTCTTTGTTTACTGTAATGTTTTCATCCAAATTTTGAATTCGAATGGAATCTGTACTGGATAATTTTTTTAATTTTTTAAAATCTGTTTTATATTTGAATGTACCGTATTTCTTGAGGGTTTTCTGTATTTTCTCTTGGAAATACTTCTCAAACAATGTACCATGTAATGAATCGTCCTCCTCCATCTTCAAGAAATTCAATAGCGATACGTTTTTATTCTGGAAAATGCTGCAATCGCTATAACCATTATCAATCATTTTGAGAATCTCCTTCTCATCCAGGGAAACTTGAGCTTCAATACTCTCCCATTCTTTTTTTGTCAATTTACTTTGTGAAAAATCCATATTTGTTTTTGTATTATTCAATCTATCCTATAAAACTAATCAATTTTTTAAGTTAATAATATAAATACTTAAGATGTGTATTATGTAATCTAAAAAAATAATATCCATGTTTTTCTTTCAAAGTCAAATAATTAAAATTGGTTATCATGACATGCAGAACTTACTTCGTTCAAATATGAATGAATTTTTAATCATTAATACATTATCGAATCATTTACAGCAATGTCTTATACAAAAAACTGTATCTTGTGTAGATGAACCCCGGATAATTAATGAATATATATCAAAATACAACTTCAAAAAGAAAGTCATTGTATACGGACAACACTCTTGTGACGTTTCCGCCGAACAAAAAGCGAATCAATTGATAAAACACGGATTTACAGAAGTGTATGTGTATGTAGGTGGTTTATTTGAATGGTTATTATTACAGGATATTTATGGAGAAGAATTATTTCCCACGACAAGTGCTGCAAAAGATTTATTAACTTATAAACCTGGTATTTTTATAAAAAATTGAATATAAAACTCCAAATCATTATATCAACAAAATATAATGATTATATCTATTGAAGGAAATATTGGTGCAGGTAAATCTACCATTTTAGAACATTTGAAAGACACTTACCAAAATGACCCAAATGTAGCATTTGTAGATGAACCAGTCGATATGTGGTCTGGAATATGTGATACATCTGGTGAAGATATTCTAACCAAGTTCTACAAAGAACCTTCTCAATATGCATTTCCATTTCAAGTCATGGCATTCGCTACTCGCATACATAAATTAAGAGAAGCACAACAAGAAAAACCAACTGCCAAAATATTGATATGCGAACGTTCTCTTGAGGCTGATTGTAATATATTCGCCAAAATGTTATACGATGATGGATTGTTGGAATCTATACAATACGCCATTTATAAACAGTTTTATGAGATTTATTGCAATGACGTCGAACATATAGGAATAATTCACGTAGATGCTTGTCCTATCAAATGTTTTGAAAGAATCCAAATCCGTAATCGTACAGGAGAAGATAAAATTACACAAGATTATATCAACAAATGTCATGAATATCATAAAGAATGGTTAGGTAAAGCTGATTTAAAGCCTGAATTATTACACATTGATACAACACCAGAGAAAACAGATGAGATAATGAACCAATGGAAATCCCAGATTGATACATACCTTAAACAATACATGTAAATGTATGTAAATGTTGGTAGCTATTTACGAGAACTTCACTACAATATGGACGTCCTCTTTTTTTATGCATTTACAAGCTGAAACGGATAATTCCTCTCTGCGCTTTCTTGTTTTTGTATTGGAAGAGGTGTCACTAGATTGTTTTTTCCTGGAATTGTTGCGTTGATTCATATCTTGCTCGATTTCACTATAATGTTCTTCTATATATTCAATAATATAGTTATCAAAAGCCCAACGAAAAAAGTTGAGTTGCCCGATAGTGGTTTCCATATTGGATTTTTCATCATATGGAATTGCAATTCGGTCCCATCTACAGAATGGATCAAAACGTTTTTTGGAATATGCTTTTAATTTTAATTTGTATTCATGAAATACTTTGAAACGACGTTCATTGACAGGATAAACCACAAAATTCTTCTTGGAGTAATTTGTTACAAACCAATCAATGATACGAAGGGATACTTTAGATTCACCATTTATGATGGATATCAAACGGTCTAGAATGGTTTTGGTATCATAATATATTAATAAACTATCTAATAATAAATCGTTTTGTGTAGTACTTGTACGGAGAGACATATTTAGAGTACTTTATTCGTTTATGTTTATATTTTATTTTGTTTAAAATATAAAGTTCTGGATGTTGTCTTCATGTTCTCCATCATATGTTTTTAAAACTGTTTTAGAATATTCTAATAAAATCCAAACTAAACAATGTCTTCTACAGACCTATCTAGTCCTTCAAATCATACATCGGAGAACATGGATTATTTATATACAGTTCCTTCCGGGGGCACTGAGTTCCTTATAGCGCCCCATATACCCTGTCTTTCACCACCCATATCAAATCTTTTTAATCCTTCATGTTCTCCGATGTATGTTTTTAAAACTGTTTTAGAATATTCTAATAAAATCCAAACTAAACAATGTCTTCTACAGACCTATATAGTCCTTCAAATGATACATCGGAGAACATGGATTTATTTACACATTCTTTTTATTGTACGTTTCTTGCGACTATTATTCTTTCTTACACGTCTTGTTCTTCTCTTACGATTTTTCTTTGTTTTGTGTTGTCTACCACCATTAGTAATATATTGTTTTACACCTTCTACTGCTAACCCAGATAATTGGGAGAATACCCCACTCATTATGGTATTTTGTTCGGCTTGATTAAGATCCATGATTAAATTCATAGTTGCTGTACTTGTCTCTACCATTGCATCAGCCGAAGTTTGGATTGCATTTACAGCAACTTCTGTATTAACACTGTTTGCGGCAGCCGAACGAGCAAATTCTGTAAAGGCATCTGATACACCTGATTTTACTAAAACGCCTGACAAAATTTCTATAGCAGCTTCTACGAAGGTGTCTTTATCGAACCAATTACTTATGGTGTCAAGAAGACGAGGAATAAATGTAATTAATCCATTAGATACACATTTACACACATATAACAAGATATCAATCCCACGATAATATCCTAACATAGGTATTAAAATCATTGCTAATAAGCGACGACCATCAGTGTCTGCTGCTACCATCATCAAACCCTTCATTAAAGTACTAGAAGTGAAATGCAATAAAGCCAATAACGCTTTTATTGTAGTAATCCCACCTGCTTTAATAACATCTTTATCAAGTAAATATTTTACTGTTTTACCCATGTATTTCAAATAAATACCGGTTTGTATGATAATATTACGATATCTAGAATCTTTCTTACTGTCTTTCTTACTGTCTTTCTTACTGTCTTTCTTACTGTCTTTCTTACTGTCTTTCTTACTGTCTTTCTTATCATCTACATCATCACTTGATAAAGAAAAGTTTTTGAACGCATTCTCCAATTCATCTAATTCTAACTCCCTTTTCAATACTTCACTTTGTTGGATGACTTCATTAATCCCGTTCATTGGGGAATATATTTTCCAAAAGTCGTATATTGTTTGTACTTGAGCGGTATCTTCAACAATACTTATATCATCATTGAAATCAGTTAATTGAGAGGTTTCTGGTGTTGGTTCTTCTAATAATCGCATAAATTCGAATACGTTTTGGTTATCTTCCTGATATTCACGTTCAGCAATATCACCGATAATACCACTTTGTAATATCTTCTCAGTGCGGCGAGTAGCATCATCTGGAACACTAGACCTCATAATATCAATATACTCGTCTAATGGAACTTGAAAATCACCAATGGAATTTAACAATTCAGCATTTTCTTGTTCTTGTACGTCTGGATTTTGAATACTAATTAATGTTTCAGCAATATCTTCAATTTCTAAAACATTCTGAGGACCAGTAAGACGGGTAATCATGTCTTCATAATCCACCTTTTTCTTAATTTGTTGTTTTAAAATAGGCGAAACATAAATTAAATAAGTATTTGAATCAGGTTTTAATCGATATTCCTTTTTCGTTTTGATATCCTTCCACAATAATGGACTTTCACTAGCACACTCTACTATAGCACCACGTAAAACCATTTCAAACCCATCTGCAAAAACACCTTCATCTTTCATCATTCTTTCATCATTGCCATAGACAATGTACCAATCTCCTTTTTTTGCGCCTAAAAATCCAACAGATTTAATAATGTCCTCTGTTTTCATTTTTTTACTATCAAATGCAAATCTCAGTCCTGTGAAGTTTTTATTGGTACTCATTTTCTTATGAAAATCTACAATCTCATCTATAAGTTTTTGAGAACTGTCTTCTACTTCCATAATGGAGTCTTCGTCAAAATTTGATTCACCAGTTGTTGCATCGTCATCTTCTTCTTCCTTTTTCTTTCTTTTCTTTTCTTTTAAATCAGTACGATTTGAACGTTTTGGCATTTATATAATAACGATGGAAAATAATATTGTCAATCATAACACAACATAACATATTTGGCGTGTTAATCAAAATCTAACAGATTTACTTGTTCTTGCACTACAGACGTCCTTTCTGCTAATTGATTCAAAAGACATTCTACATGTCTGTCTTTGCGTGATATTTCTGCATCTCTTTGTATAATTTCAACATCTCTATGTGCTATAATCTTTTTTTGCTGTTCCATCACTTCTTTGCATTGTAATAATTCATTGTAATGATTTGCTTTATTATGATTCATATCCATAACCCATTTTTGATGTCGTTTTGTCTTAATGTGCGCACCAAATTTTGAAACTGATTCATATACTTTATCTTTGCGTGCCGCGCACGGACATATAATTCCCTGTCGTATACTTGGAATTATATCTGTATAATTACCTAATCCATCTATTCCTAATGTATAAGTATCTGGTATCAAGGATATATCCATTAACATGAACTATGTGAATACCTTTATGTCTTTATGATAATGTTATTATGGAGTGTTCTACCAAAAATACACTCAGTCCCAATAATACATCCATTGTAAGTGGTAACCAAGCGATACGTTGTTTCTTGAAGAGATATATGGATGCAGCTACATATAATAATCCGTGAAGTAATCGATAACTCGCCCACCAAGTAACACCACCTCCTTCAGGTGCATTCAAACGTCCATTAACGAAATATAAATACAAGAACGATACCCCAAAACTCAATGTAAATAATCCTAATAGAGGAAGCCATTCTGTCGGTGTATAAAGCGGACTGATTGCAATAATTGTTCTAGTACCAATACATCCAATCAAAAAATATAAGATACGTTGTTGTGTGGTAAGAGTTGAAAACATTATATATTTATGTGTGATAATTATTTGTTTGTGTTATTCTTGTTGTTCTTATCGTGTTTCTCTTTTTTATTGTCAATGTTCCCTATAACCTGTCGTTTTTCAGCTAATTCCTCTTGCATTCGAACATGCTTTGGACTGTATTTGCCATATCGTTCAAAGTTACGTTTTGATTTATCTTTTTTAGTTTTGCGTTTTTGGAAATCGTCTTTCATTGTCTATATATTGTATATATTGTATATATTGTATATATTGTATATATTGTAAGTTAGGTTTATATATTTTCAATTTTTTCATTTCTATAAAAAATTGAATCACTTTCGGCTGTATTTTATCTAGATATCCAACACATCCAACACATCCAACACAATACACATAATTATGTCTTTCAACGATAAATGCCAACAAATCCGTGAAATCAAATCACATGATGAAGAACTTGCTTTCCAACGACTACACGAACTCCTTCGCGAATACATGAATCAATACACTTGTGATAATGAGTTTTATCTATATGCATGCGACCAATCTAATAATTATCATACATTCCGTGAAAATACCGAATTGATATTTGCATTACTGTATGATATGTTTTATGATGAAGAGCAAATCAAAGAAGTATCAGAGGACCCATCCGTCAAAGATGAACTTGCGAAATTTTGGAAATTCATTGAATCCGTCCAGTTTATTCGCAAACATATCCGTACAATATGTTTTGAAGAGGATTCCGTAGAAGTTCGTTGTTTTGACAAATATATGAACTACTGTAAAAAGTATTTGACTGAGATTTACGATGGTATGAAAGACCTCAATGATACCTTCAATGAAATGAATACAAATATTAAAGCATTAGCAGAACAATTAGTACAATTAAGCACACAAAACTAAACAAAAAATACCCATTTTAATATTCCGTATATATATAGATGAATAAGCTAATAATATCTTCTTTTTTACTGTTGGCATTGGATTTGATTTGGTTGAAAGGATATATGGGAAACGAGTATAGGAAAATGATTCGTAAAATTCAAGGTTCAGATATGCAAGTCAATACTGTCTATGCAATAATGTCATACGCATTAATGATTATAGGGCTTAATGTATTTGTCATTCCAAATATCAACAAAGATAATTTAATGATGGATAGTCTCAAATATGGTTTTTTGTTTGGCATAGTACTATATGGTGTCTATGATTTTACCATTGGCGCTGTATTAAAAGGTTGGAACTTCAAACTAGCACTTATAGACGTATTATGGGGTGGTATTGTATATTTCTTGGCTAGTTACTTAACATTCAAAATTCTAGATCATTTTGAGAGAAACAAATTTTAGGATATCATAAAATAGGATTTCATTTGTATTCTAATCCAACCAAAACACCATTTGAATACCCACCGGCATTCGTTTTTGGTCGTTTATCATAACTATTTTCTTCTGGTTCTATACAATTTGGACTCTCTGATTTAAACCTAGATAAAAGATGCTGATAAATACACGGAATCAATGACATCTCAGTAATAACAACATCTTTCGTCTTTTTTAAATAAATTAATTTTGTCCCCCATTCCTCTAATCCATCAAAGATATGTGTAACATAAATAATACAACATTGTCTTTTTAAAGATTCATTTTTAAGGTATTTCATAAACTTGTCTTTTACAAGTAGATCTAAATTCACTGTGATTTCGTCGAGGAGACAAATCTTAAAAGGTTTTATTAATGACAAATATAATTGAACTCGTTTACGTTGTCCTTCACTTACTCCATTCAAACTCCATTCAGGATTTATATCTAATACTTGTAGCAATTCTTGATTTCTCTCAGGGAATTGTTCCTTTAATGCTATCATCATTTCCTTCACTTTTAAGCTTGATTGAATCGGCATATTGTATCCAGCATACGCGACTGTTCTAGTTCCCCAATCATTATTGATGAAAGTGATATCACCATTACAAGTTGTATCCCGGAAAGGATCTTTTGATAAGACTTTCACTGTATCTGCTCTACATATCGTTTTACCACCAATTAGTTTTAATAATGTAGATTTTCCACAACCATTTAAACCAGATAAGACGTAACAATTATTTGAATACAAATCTAATGAAAAATCTTCAAAAATCGTAGTATCTCCGTATTTAAATGTCAGATTCTTAATTTCAATACACCTCATGTGATACTTATGTTATTAATATATACACAAAAACGGTTTTAAATCATATTCGTACAATAAATAATAATGTATGTATATTTTTTATTGTGCTCCGATGGTTCTACCTATATAGGTGCTACCGTCGATATAGAAAGGCGTTTGAGACAGCATAACAAAGAAATTAAGGGCGGAGCGAGAGCAACTGGTATGAAAGTAGATAAAGGACATCATTGGAAGAGAGTATGTTATGTTTCGGGGTTTCCTAATTGGAATGGTGCATTACAGTTTGAATGGCGATGGAAGCAATTATCACGTAAATTGGATAAGAAGATGGTTCCATTAGAAAGACGATTACAAGCTCTGCAACAACTGCTGTCATTAGAAAGTTCAACCACTAAGGCAATTCCATATTCCGAATGGGAAAGCAAACCAATCGTACATATAGAAGAGGAAATAGAGACGTGTTCGGTATATTTGGAAGAAAATGAGTATTATGAGGTAGCTGTAGAGATGATGTAGATTTATGTTTGTTTTATTAAATTACAATATGACACAAATATAATACATACACAAGAACATATAAACATGAAAGAGTTTCCCTTTAAAGAAATAAGTTTTTCAGCAAGTGGTTGGCTTTACATTTTCCAATTAGGCGTACTTCATTATTTACAAAACCATTATGATATGAAAGATGTAAAAGTGTATGGAACAAGTGCTGGTGCTATTGTAGGGTGTTCCTTATGTTGTGACTATGATAATCTAAGATTGGCAGCAGAAGTCATCCAGGCAAAACAGATTCAATCAAGGGATTTCACTAAAATGATAGAACTAGCGCACGCTGGATGTGATAGAATCTGTCCGACCGACGCCCATATAAAATGCAATGAACGACTGACTATTGCTTGTACTGAAATCCACAATGGAGTTTTTATGAAAGCTGTAACATATAACACATATAGATATCGACAGGATGTAGTGGATATACTAAAAGCAACATCCTTTTTACCATTTTTAGGTGGATTTACACCATATGTATATAATAAGAAATGGCTTATAGACGGTGTTTTTACCATCCCTCATCAAAATCCAGATAATCGTTCGTGTTTAATGGTTTCTCATCGTAGAAATTGCAGTTGTGGTTGTTTCAAAGACCCTAGTAGAGCCATAATACCCGAATTCAATATCCCGAAACAGTTTTCCATTTTTCCTGTATCGGAAGAATTTTTAAAATTAATGTTTTATCATGGTTATATAGTTGCTTATAAGTTTTTCAACGATTGTCATATTGAAAGTAAGTCATTGAAAACAATAGATGATTTAAAAAATACCAGCTTTGAAGATGTATCAAAGATTCATTTCGACACAGCCATAAAAAATCAAGAATTGATTCGAAATGAACTAGAAGAAACTATCCGAAAACATGATTATGCAAGGCATTCATCAATCGTTATTTGTCTAGGAATCATCGGGATATTTTGTAGCTATTTTTTCTTGAAACACAACATGTAAAATAAGTATTATACATTGTACTTATTTTATTAGAAAATTGTTTTGTCGGTTAAAGTCTGTAACCTAATTTGAGTAGGCGACACCTGCCATGCCTGACATTACACGTAATACATTGTAATTAACGGCATAGACACGTACTTTAGCAGTGTCAGAACCTGAAACGGTGTTTGAACTTAATACAAGTTGTAAAACAGCGTTATCAATTCTTGAGAAGTTACATGTTCCAGATGGTTGGTGTTCTTCTGGTTTTAAAGCAAAAGAGTATACGTTGATACCAGAATCTGGGGCACGTGTGTGGTGTTGGAATGGTTGAACTACATCAAAGTATGAACCTTCACGTTCAGAGAATCTATCTTGACCGTTTAATTGTAATTTGGCAGTTACAACTGGATTTTCACCCCAACAATGCATATCTAATGCGGCTTCACCTAATACAAATGCGGCGGCGTCATTAACGAATCCACCGGCACCTGAGGCATCAGCGAAAGCATTATCTGAAACCATGTTTGAGGCACCTGCAGTGTTGGTGAATGCAGTTAATGAGTTGGAAAGTACATCAAGAGCATCAGTGTAGTTGAATGGTTGTGCACCAAGAAGAGCAAATAAGTCTTTGTCATCTTCTAATGAAGCACAATAATCAACATTGGCATCTGGTTGTACTACCCATACTAATTCTTTACATGGGTGGTTGAAGTTTAATTTGATACGGTTAGAAGATGAACCAACGGATTCATCACCAGTGAATTGAACTTGTTCGATTAAGTATTCATGTGGGTTTTGTGCCATTTTTCTACGTTCATCGGTATCTAAGAAGATATAATCAACATATAAAGAAGCGGCTACAAGGGATTGAGAGTAAGCGGCAGATACGGATTTGTTGGTACCACTACCGGCAGTGGCGGTAGATACAGCCCATAAACATTCACCAATTGGACGGAAATCAATGTTGATTTTTACTTCATGGTATTGTAAAGCAATTAATGGAAGGGCAAGACCTGGGTTACGGCTGAACCAGAATTGTAATGGTACGTATAAAGTGGTTTCTGGAAGAGCTTTACGTGGAGCACATACTTGTGCTGGACCAGTTGAACCGGCACATGGACCATCAAGGGCAGCCCAGTTAGGATCAACTAAGTAAGTTAATTGAGTAGTGTTACCTACCATTTTGTTGTAACCGCTTTGTTGTTCGGCAGATAAAGTAAGTTGGTTCCAGATGTGCATCCAGTCACCATATTGACGGTCAATACGTTGACCTCCAATTTCTACTTCAACTTGGGCGATTAATTGTTCACCTGGGAAATCTAACCAACGAGCATAGATATCTTCGCTAGTACCGTTTAAGGTTTGGTCGATTTGAGGAAGAGTTACTTGAAGATAAGTACGGTAAGCAAGATCACCATTACGGCTGATGGTACATGTTACACGACGACCGAAATCAGCTTGACCTGAGAAGGTTTGTTCAATTGATTCCATGGCGAAGTTGGTATGACGTCTGTAAGAGACTTTCCAGAAAGTGATTTCAGGGGTACCGGTCAAGAAGACATCTTGGGCCCCGTAAGCTACTAGTTGCATTAAAGCACCACCCATTGTTATATATTATAAGAAAAGAAAATAATTTCAGAAAAATACGTAATAAAATAATTTTTCCTAAAGTTTTCAAATGTCTCAACTTTTGCTACATTACTTTGAATTATATACTCGTATTTGTGGTTGATTTCATTTTTTTATTGATTCTACCATTTTTTAGACTCAATATGCTTTCATTTCAGATATATTATCAACTTCTTGATTACTCAATATAAACTTTTCTAAAAAGGACTTCTGATATACTTCTTTTCTATTTTCATGCTTCTTGGAGAATATATAATGGTTTTCTGTTTTCTTGACAGTCCATCCATCTTCTATGGCATTGTGTAAAAACAGCATCTTTTGAAATTTCTTATGATTAATTTTAATGTTTTCAGGCATTGACTTCAATTCCGTATTTATTTGTTGCATAACATGCTATATCGTGATGTTTTTCAAATCAATAATGAACGATTTCATAAAAAATGACTTAAACTTGTATCTTATTACATTCTAAATGACCGCCAATCCAAATTTTACATTAGATGTAAAACACGATCAAATGATGGAATATTTCTCTAATCTAGATGATACTATTATCCCAAATCTAATTAGTGAAAAAGCAGACCTTAAATGTAAATTACAACAACTCCCACGTAACAATATTGAAAAGCGTATGGAATATCAATTTCGTATGAAACAAATCTCTAATAAAATTAAAAAACATAAGACTGAAAAGAATAATTACTTTCTAGAAAATTCTAAATATATATTCACGTACTTCGAACAAAAGCAGAAAATCCATTCCGGTGAAAATTCTCAAAACAACAATGTAATCAATTCATTTTTCAAAATTAAGACATGTGATGGAGGAGACAATATCAAAAACCCTAAATACAATACTTCAAGGCAAATGTATCAAAATTACTGGAAGAATATTAATGAAGAAACTATATTATTACAAGATTTTACAATTGAATGTGATACATGCTACTTCTGCAATAAAGGTGAATTCATACCACAAGAAGATGAGGGCGTACTCATATGCAATAATACTGAATGTGGTCGTTTTATTCGCCATATTGTTGAAGGTGGGAAACCAAGCAACAAAGAACCTCCTAATGAAGTGTCTTATACTGCCTATATTCGGTTGAATCATTTTAAAGAGATTCTCGCCCAATTTCAGGCGAAAGAGACTACTCAAATACCTGATGAGGTCTTACAAGCTATTAAAGACCGCATCAAGAAAGAACGTATCACAGATATGAAACAATTAAATTATGGTAAAATGCGTGAGATTTTGAGAAAGTTGGGTCTCAACAAATATTTCGAGCATATTCAATACATTAACTCTATATTCGGTATTAAACCACCTGTAATGAATGAAGAATTACACGAAACCTTATGTGTTTTATTCATTGAAATCCAGAAACCTTGGGCGATTCATTGTCCTCCTAATCGTACTAATTTCTTCAATTATACATACACTCTTTACCAACTATGCGTCCTTTTGGATCAAACACAATATTTACCATTCATTCCCATGATGAAAGACCGAGAAAAACAACTCGAACAAGATATGATTTGGAAAGAAGTCTGTAAAGAATTAGATTGGCAATTCTTCCCTACTGTCTAACTTCACGATATAATGTGTATAGTGCTAAAAACAATAACATTGATTGGATTACAATAACCCCTTGAGGAATAATTCTCCATTTTGTTAAATACTGACTTAAGTTTTCGTCATCATATGTTCCAAGTAATGCATCCATATCAAATATCAAATAATAATTGATAGTACATGCAATAACTAAAAACAAAATGCTAATTGCTAACAATAATACATTGTATAAACTGGATTTTCCTCTATAGTAACGAGAATAACCTAAAGCACCGAAAGAGATTGATGTATATAATCCTACATTACGTAGTGTTGTTTGATAAAACATAATTAAATTTTTATGATGTTCTTCCATTTATAATATTATATATAATCTGTATAATATTATTTGTAGTCTTATGTTTTTATATTATGGTGTCTATGGTGTTATGGTGTTTAAGCGATTTTTGGAGCGAATTTTGGGAAACCTACTAAGTTAGCACCAATACCGAAACCTGCACCAGTACGAGCAGTTGCACCCATTGCTGGAACGAAAACATCTAATAAACTGAATGTCATTGCTGCAACTAATGCAATTATCATGACTTCTTCAATGTCAAGTTTTCTTTTTGGAATGGTATAAGCAACTAAAGCTACTACAATACCTTCGAATAAGTACTTAACGATGCGCTTGATTAACTCTTGGACGTCAAACATATTATATATTATACCTAAAGATTTTTTTTGAAAACCAATATAAATAAGTCTATCTAATACATTATATAAATGTCTAGCTTTGAAAGAAAAATGGTAGATGGGGCTGAAAACCCTAAATATGTCGACTTGTGCGATGAAGATGCCCCTATTGCAGGACAAAAATTTACTTGTCTCTCTTTTGTCTCTCCTGAAAATATCCTCAAAAAACGTGAAATCTTCTTATTTGAAGAATTCATTAAATCTTGGGATATGACTAAATCTATGGAGAAGTTCTTTGATTTCATGCATTTCGTTTCACATAAATATAGCCTAAATGTGGAAAATGTAATTACAGACTTCAATGCTTTTGCTAAAGAAGAAACCCAATTATTACGCTCTATGCCTATTGATAATGATTATAAGACCTTCTTGGATAAGAATGAAGAACGTTTGAATGAGGACTTTAATCGCAAAAATACATTCCAAACTTCAGTACGTGGCTTAAAAGTCCGTGGTGTATATAATTCTCAAGAAGAAGCAGAAGAAAGATGTAAGAAGCTTCGTGATATTGATTCCAATCATGATATTTTTGTAGGACCTGTTGGTATGTGGATTCCATGGGACCCAGATGCTTACAAAACCGGACGAGTTGAATTTATGGAAGAAGAACTAAATCAATTACATCATGAAAAACAAAAAAATGAAGTTCGCGCTAAAGAAGAATTCGAAAAACGTATCCGTGACACAAAACAAAAGGCAATTGAAGACAATATCAAGAAAGCAGAAGAATCTGGTAATGTACTCACGCAAACCATTGATGATGACGGTAATCTTGTCGGTGTCACTGAAACTGTAGATTTTGATAGTCGCGAAGAAGCCAATGATGAAGATAAGAAAAAACATAATAATGAAGTATTAAAACGTCTCCTTACTGATAATGATAAGGAAACAAAATAAATGAACTAATATAAAGATACTACAGAGGTAATATAATGAAACTATTACATTATATTATACCAAAAATTTTGGACGCAAAAGAAGACTATTATCAAAATTATGATGGAACTGGATTTACGGATTATCTTCAATTGGTAGAAAAAATCAATAACAATGAGCTTTGTATAGACAACAACTCCATCAAGGATATTTGTCTCAAGGATACATTTTATCAATATTTTAACATGAATTTACAACATTTATCGGACCTCAATGTTTTTGACCTACTACAATATTTTTTGGAAAATCGGTTTCAAGGTAACAAACCCCAAATCTTACAAATTGTTTCCAAATATATGCGAACAATCCAAGCATTTCGTCGTTTTCTCTCCTTATGCAGACACCGAGTATGCAAAACTGCTATTGATAATGATTTTTCTTTGAATCCTATCGACAGAAATAGTCGTTATACTATATGTATCTTTCAAAATAACAGCGCATATTATTTTAAAATTCATGATTTAATACAGATTATTAAAAGTCGTCTTGAAAATTGTGACGATTATTTCTGTGATTCTTTACCTATTCTCAATCCATATACTAATATCCCTTTTACCAAATCTACTCTTTATAATATCTATTTCTTCATCAAATTCAATACAATGATACATCAGGAATTATTCGACATTTTCTTTCGTTGTAACTTCAATCTCTATGACTTTAAAGAAAATTATGCCACTGTTATTGTTTCCAAATATATTCATAGTTATGTTTCAAACTCCCCTTGTAATACCTTATGGAAAGGAATTAATAGAATGATTGAATTTATTAATAAGAGGTTAAAAAAAACTGCCAAGAAAATCACTATTGAACCGGAATTTCCAAAACATATTATTGTTGACACACTACGACCGTACTATGAATTATACCTACAATTTCAATACACTCGCGACAATACCAACTTCTACAATCAAAAACAATCCTTCTTCTATAAAGTAGAAATATTCATTGCCAATAATCCTAATTTTGGTCGCACTAAGGCTAGTATCAAACGAGATATCAGTAAAAACGTAAGAAGTGTTGAATATCTACCATTTTGTGATGTCCTCTCTTGTTATCATACCAAAAACATTTCTCTTGATGAATTCTTAACCAATCATCAATCTGAATATTCTCCTTCTGAAAGGTTCTGGCACTCCAATATATTTCGTTCTAATTTTGAGGACACTATCTCACATGTTATTCACCAAGCAGAAGAAGCAGCCCAAATCAACGGAGTTAGAAGTTATTTTGACTCTGATGAAGAAACTGGTTCCGATACCGGCTCTGTTTCTGATGAGGGAACGATTTTGAATGACAACACCCAACACAGCGTGCAAGATAACGTGCAAGATAACGTGCAAGATAACACGGCAGATTCGGATACAGATACTGAAGAACCTATTGTTAATGTTTCAACTCGTATAATAACACCCACACGTATAATAACACCCACAAACAGACCCGTTGGTATCCCTAGTAACACATTGAATCAGACGCTCAATTCGGAAATACTATAATTACCATTTGGTTTTTTTCACATTGATTTGGGGTCCTGCATTACGTTTCTTAGATTTACTTGGATCATATGCTTCATCCTCATCATCTGAACCTATATCTTTTGAAAGGTCCCAAAACTCTTTTGAACCTAATTTAAAGTCGGGTCTATTTTCGGCTTTATACCAAAATATTTGTTCGTTCAACTTATTGGATTTCGCATTATTATTGATTACCAAACATTCGTAATTTTCAGTCGTTTGATCCATTACTGCACTAAATGCTTCCAGTGTCGGAAACATTGATGCATAGTTTTCCCAAATTCTCTTTCTATTTGTCAAGTACGGTTCTCGAAGAATAAATACATAATCTATATTCGTACGCAAGTTCGGAGGAATACCTAATGGATATTGCATCGTTATTATTAACATTATCTTCCAATGACGACCATTCATAAACAGTAATCTCATTAACTTATCACGAGTCCATGATTGGTCGTATAAACAATCGTCTAATATACAAAATGCTCTTGGATCGACTCGTGTTCTTCCATATGTCTCTACTTCTTTTTTAACCTGTTTCAATACTACTTTTTGTCTTCGCAATATGTTTTCTATTAACACACTATTATATTCCTCATGTATGAATAATTTAGGTACGTGTTGGGAGTAAAACCCATTACCCGCCTCTGTTCCTGACATTACTGTTCCTATTGGGATATCTTGGTGATGGTACAATAAATCTCTTACTAAAAATGATTTACCTGTATCACGACGCCCTATCATTACTATTACGGGTCCCTTGTTTTCATCTGGTTTAAATGTGATTGTTCTCATATCAAATTTCTTCAATTCAAGTGTCATTCTATACTATTTCTATAGAATGATTTACTGTCTTTGCAACGCACTACCTATATTTATACCTACATACCTACACATACATACATACATACATACAAATGGGTTTGATTTCTCAATATTTTACATTTCTTTAGAGTATTAAGAAGTATTACTAAAATGAATTTCTCATTTTTAAACAATGATTTACCCAACATTTCTACCTGGGAATCCAATGATTTAGATTATAATCCTTTTGATTTATCCGGAGTACAAGCCTATTACCCTATTTGTAAATTATTTCCCAATTACAACCCTTCCAACTATAATTCTATATTTGAGACCAAATTCACTATTACTAACCCTACACAGGTTATCGATTCTAGCAGTATCCTACACGATAAATCTATCTTTTTCAAATTTGGACCACTATTAGACCCTTGTCATTATCTTATTGGTAAATACAAGCATCAAAATCATCATATGCCTTGCTACTCTAGTGACGTTACTAAAATTAATAATATCCATAATGCCACATATGTCGATAATTTCTGTTATTTCCTCATCAGCAAAATACTACACTCTCATAATTTCTTTCATGGTATTGATTATTATGGTTCATATTTAGCATATCAAAAGCAGTATAAGATTGATATTATTGATGATTTAGAATATATTCAAGGTTATGATTATTTTCATGAAAATCTATCTAAACTATTTCACACCAGTGTATTTCAACATACCCAGTTCAATCATCACAATTCTCGCAAAAACAAACCTATTCTTACTATTGAAGATGCTGATAATCAACCATTGCTATTAGATTTCGAAACTCTTGACGAATCAACTCATGATGCTTCTATTGATGGTATTGAATTAATTTATGAAAATGATAATATTTTATCTAATAGTAATCCCGATAATGATGACAGTGATAATAGTGTCGTTTCTGTTTCTGATGATGAGGATATATATGATGATGACGAAGATAATAGTGATACCGAATCTAGTACAGCTGATGACATTGCCAGTGAAGAAGTCAGCAGTGTTGAAGAAGAACCACTTCACGCATATATTTATAATTTCCCCGTCCAAATGATTTGTATGGAAAAATGTGAAGATACATTGGATTCTTTATTACATCAAGATGTATT